CAATAATCAAAATATTCTCCGGTATCTTCATTAAATTTCGGTACATATTCTTCAAAATCTTGCCGAATTATTTGTGCATTAGACATAATAATTATCAGTAATTATAATTACTGATTGAGTTTTTAATTCAATTTTTATAAAATTGAATATTTTTATAGTTATATAATTAATAGAAAAAAATGAATAATAAAATTAATATCTTATTGCTTAACAAATTACCAAATGAAATAGTTAATTATATAATATTTCTTTCCAGACCAACATTATCAATACGAATGAAAAAAGAGATTGAATTAGAGGCAGCACACATGATGTGTAAAATACATTATGAATGGTGGTATCCTAAATTCGTTAGATATTGGCATTTAAATGATATAGAAGACATTACAGAATTACCATTAGAATATACTTATGATTACACTTTACTACAGCGTAATACAACTGAAAGAATTAAATTTATTATGACACAATTATTTAATTGTGGGTGCTGTAAAAGGCATTCGCAAGGAATACTTGATAAACCGCACTGCTATCATTTAAGAAAAAAATTCTCGCTAAGAGAAATAAGAGATGTAAATAATTATGATTATTCATTTAAAATAATAATAAACCCTAAATATAATGAATGTAATTGTATTTGTAGACATGTATTGCGAAATATATATAGACATATTAAAGACGTAAATTAAACAATGGTTTAATTTTTTTTATAGCCGATTATTGTATCGTCAGTTTCAATATCATTAATAAATTTATAACCAACAATTAATAACATAATAAATATGTTAGCAATACAGATCATTATCATATAAGGAATATTAAAACAGATTGTTAGAAAGTATATTATTGAAATTAGTAAAAACAACATTTTTTGGTTATAACTTATTCTTAAAAATATGATTCAATTTTTTACTTATCGATAATTGTTCCTTTTGCAATATTCTTTATTATTTTATTTTCATTAGATTCTTGGGTTATATCTATCATTAAGTTTTGTATTAATTGTATATATTCCTCTTTTCCTTTATCTGTTTCATTCCAATTTGGATTTTCGTTGCGCCATTCAATAATTGCAGTTCTCTGTTTAGATGCAACATCATTTATAGCAGTTTTTAGCTTTCCTTTCCCATTTTCTCTTTCCCATTCATTATTATCTTTAATATATAGTGTCTCCCTCTTTATGTCGGAGCAGTGTATGGGTCGTCTATTCATCCCAAGTTCGTTTAAACCATTAAGAAATACAGAGCATACTCCTTCTACTAATCCATTTGTAGAAGTAAATTGTATATCATCTATTTTAATTTTTAACGATTCAATAAATTCGCTCATATTAATAGCGTCACTACATTGTTCATCTAAAAATACATTAATATTAAAATTATTATTTGTGTTATTTCCCAATTTTGGTATCATTTCTTTAATAATATCGCTTTGTTCTTTTAATTGAATCATCATTCTATCTTTTACTTTATTATTTTCTTGATGATCAATTAATATATTTTTAAATAATTCTTTTAATTCTTTGTTTTCATTTAGTAGGGTATTATTTCCTTCATTATTATGAACTATTTGATTTTCTGTAGGAGTTAATACTCCACTACATTTTTTTTTATGCCTCCAAAGTCCCGATCGCTGTTTATATGCTCTATAACAAGTATCACAAATATGTAAAACCTCGGTTTTTTTGGGTGGCGTTGCCGAGCGTTGCCGATTATGTTTCAGTGTGGTTTTGTGTTGATTCCATAAAAATTTTGTTAGGCATCTATAGTCACATTTTTCACAGTAAAATTCATTTGCATATTTTTGCATATTTTTGGTTGCTAAATATGCTATATATAGGCAACGGAAAAATATGCTTAAGTAGTTTTCAAAAAAAAACACTTGGTAACAACACGTTTTTTCTCATTTTATTTTGTTAGCATTATCCTCTAAACTTTTTTTTCACGAATTTTTTCACCATTCTTTTTTTCATAAATCGATTTTGGACATTCTTAAAATGTCCAATTCCCATTTTTCCATTTGAGAATTGAAAAAAAAATTCGTGAAAACGTGAATATATAAATAACTGTAATAATACCAATATATAATGCATAATTACATTGTTATAGGTAATATAACGAAATATGATATATTCTTTCTACACCTTAACTTTCTGAACATGAAATTTATTGTGTAGAATATCTAAAATAAAATAGGCCAAAGAAATTTGCAAATAGTTAATGTTATAACTTGATAAGATTAAGGAGTTTCTCAGTAAATTGCAATGTGGGGAAGTTGTTAAAAATAATGATTGTAAATATCCATAAAAATTATCGGGGGTACAAAATGTTATATATAATCTGGGAATAATCCAATGTATAATGGTCCATATTAGAAATGGAATAATAAAAGTCATACATATTTTATTATTAAAAATTTTATTCATTGCTAATTTAAATTAACAATGAATAAAATTGATTCAATTTTAGTTTATTTTATTTTATTTAATATATTTAAATGAATAACTTAAAGGAGAAAAGAAAAAATAAAGAAACATTTGTAAAAGATCCATTTCATGAAATAATAAATGATATATTTGACGAGTTTAACTTTAATGTAAAAATCCCATCTGGAGAGAGAAATTATATGAAACAACCGAAGTCAAATAATAAAGTAAAACAAGATATAATAAAATAAATAAAAAATATATAATAATATAACTAATTATAATAATATAAATAATTATAATGGGAGATACATTAGACATTTCTTCATTATTAAAAGCATTAGATAATGATAACAATGAAAATATTATGGACTTAGATTTAGATAAAATTGAAAAAATGAAGCACAATATATTATCCGAATTAGATTTAACAGATGATAAATATAATTCTATAATAAAATCCTTGAGTGAATATAAATATATAGACGAAATCCCAGATTTAGATTATGGGCACTATATTAGGTGGATATCATTAAAAAATCCAGCAAACATTAAATTAACAAATGGCGGAATCTTATGTGATATTAAGGTAAACGATCAGGTTTCATTATTATGTAAAAACAAATTAAACCATTTTTTTCAAATTAAACTGGATGAGTGTTTAGTGTTTCAGAAATTGTCAGAACAAGAAAAAATTATATTGAATGTAATAAATTATTTGAAGTAAATTATTTGAAGTAAATTATTTGAAGTAAATTATTTGAAGTAAATTATTTGAAGTAAATTATTATATTAATATATATACAATGGAGTTTAAAACATATGTTATTAATTTAGATAAAAATAAAGATAGATGGGATATGCAATCAAAAGAATTATCGAATGTGGGTATTTATCCCGAACGTTTTTCCGCATATACATATAATGATATTGATAAACAAGAAATATTAGATAAATTTGGTTTATTTTATCATTTTTCTTCGGATTCTATGATAGGATGTGCTTATAGTCATTTAAAAGTGTTAGAAAAATTTTTAAAAACAAATGATAAAGTTTGTTTAATATTAGAAGATGATGCATATCCAAAATTTAAAAATAAGACTGAATTAAATATTTTACTTAAAAATATTTATGATAAGATATTAATTGATCAATGGGATATATATGCACTACATAGTGATTGTTTTATTACTGATACATTTTACAATTTTAAAAATATATTATCGTTGAGCAATGCAGCATATTTTATAACAAGACATGGTGCAAAGAGTTTATTAAGTAAACAAGTATACACGCACTGTGATCTAAATATTAATTTAAAGAATTTATTTGGTAATCTAATAAAAAAAATACATAATATAAATTTATTTTATACGAAAGAAGAGTTGCCATCAGATAACAGGAAAGATAATACTAATTATAATACATATGATTTATTAATAAATGAAACAATAATGAATAAAAAATTATTACGCGGAGAGAAGGAATGGAAACATATGAGAAACCATACACTTATAAATATACCAATTTTAAACTACAATTTATCAATTGGCCAATCAATTAGCGAAGTATTTGTTTTATATGCTATTTTAATAAATATTAAATACCCATCTAATAAAAATAAATTCTTGTTAATACTAAGTATATTATTAAAAATTGATAATAAATTAATAAAACTTTAATATTTGGTAAGTATTATAAATTTTTATTTTTTATCTATTATATTATCGGAAGGTAAATAAATATAATAGAAAAACATTTTATCTTTTTGGTTTGTTATTTTTTTTGTTATTTTTGTTATTTTTGTTATTTTTGTTATTTTTGTTATTTTTGTTATTTTTTTTTGTTAATTTTTTTTTTAATAATAAAAATTTTGGATTTTTTTTACAAGTAAATTTAAAACTTGTAATTTTTTTTTTCTTCAAAACACTATTTGTACATATAGGTATTGATTCTTTTTCATTATATTTATTAAATTTATTTATGGTTTTAATACATCTACATAATTTTGTAATCAATATTTTTTCGGCTTTATTTTTAATTTCTGATTTTTTTAGTTTTTTATCATCAATATTATAGAACTTAAGTATCTCTAAATAATCTTTATTAGTTAAATTCATTATTAATATATGTTTATAAATTTTTTATAAATTTATAAATATATAATATGATTAATAATATAATATGATTAATAATATCATCAACAACAAAATTGTTGTTTTTGATTTAGATGAAACACTTGGTTCTTTTACCGAATTAGGGATATTTTGGGATGCATTGGAAAATTTTTATGGACATAAAATGCCGAATGATGCATTTATAACATTATTAGATATATTTTCAGATTTTTTAAGACCCGATATTATTAATATACTCAAATTTATAGTAGATAAAAGAGATAAAGGTGAATGTAGTAAGATAATGATATATACAAATAATAATGGACCTAAAAGTTGGGTTAAATTAATATGTGATTATTTTGATAAAAAATTAAATACCAATGTTTTTGATAAGATAATACGAGCATTTAAAATAGACGGAAAAATTGTTGAAATTTGTAGGAAAACTCACAATAAAACGGTTGAAGATTTAATTAATTGTAGTAAAATACCGGATAATACCAAAATTTGTTTTATAGATGATCAAGTTCATCCAGATATGGAACATGAAAATGTATATTATATAAAAATAAAACCCTATAATTATAATTTACCTTATGATGTTATGGCAAAAATGTATTATAATAAGGAATATAAAAATATTAATAAAGAGAGCAGTGAGGAAGAGTTTATAAATACTATTGTTAAAATAATGAATCGTTACAATTATGAAGATAAATATATAAATGAAATGGAAATAGATAAAATTGTAAGCAAACAAATAATTAATTACTTGAAAGATTTCTTTTCTAAAAAAAAACATAAAACAATAAAAAAAAAACATAAAACAATTAAACCAAATAATTTAAAAAACAAAACATTAAAAAAGGTAAAATGATTTATTTGGTTTTTGCTTGTTGAATTAATGATAATCTTTTTCCAAAATAACCTGTATCTTTAACATTATCAAAGAAGATATTGGATATAGTAGTAGTAAATATTAAAAGATAGCCACACATAAAAATAATATCTTTATCAAAATTAGTAATGACTTTTAATTTAGAAAAGGGGTTAAAATGATATAATATATAAAAGGATGTAATGTATGTTATTATACTATGAAAAGAATTTATGTAATCTAAGTTTATATTAAATATGCCGGTAAACGCAATAGCAATAATTAGATGATAAATATAAAATATAATTAGTATAATTTGTTGGTATAAAGGATATTTAAATAAGTCTAACATTTATAAATTATACAAATATTATTTTATTAACACATTTTTATTTACTAACACATTTTTATTTATTTCATTATAAATACTTAAAGTTCGTGCACTACTATCGGATGCTTCAATAAAATTTGGCATCCAAAAATAAGGGATATTGTTAGATGTGTTAGGATAGTATAATTCATACAAAATACGATAATATAGTTGCTCGTCTGTCATCGGTTTATTGTGGTCGGTCCATTCTGGTTTACAAATAAATCCTGTATTAGTAATGTCTTTTTTTATATAAACTAATTTATCTTTAATAATTTGAAACCACGAACCATTATCTCCCGAAACACCATCACTAAATGCTTCTTTTGTTCTCCAAAGAATCTCTTGTGGTATTAAATCGTTATAAACAAAGTTAAACGATTCACGCAACAATTGTTTTTCGCAAATGTCGGTTGATTCGCTTGATAGCGGGTTTCTGTGTTTAATGGGAATACTTAAATAATAATTAACAAATGTTTTATCCAGAAATGGGGTTCTCGGTTCGAGACCGTGCGATGAGATACATCTGTCAGAGCGCAAAACGTCAAATGTATGCATATTATTTAATAATCTTTTACATTCTTTATCAAAATCCATATCACTTGGAGATTTTAAAAAATATAAATAGCCACCCGTTAATTCGTCGCTTCCATCACCATTAAAGACCACTTTTAAATCGGTATGTTCGGATATGTATTTGCCTATTAAATAATTTCCTACACTTGCACGCACCGTTGTAGTGTCATAACTTTCAATAGATTTTATCACTTCCGGTATAGAATCAAAAAATTCATCTGGTGTAAGTATAATTTCGGTATGGTCGGTTTTTAGATGTTCTGAAACAATCTTGGCATTTTTTAAATCGTGAGAACCACTCATCCCAATACTAAATGTTTTTAAAGTTCCTGGATAATATTTATTTACCAAAGCTGTAATCAAACTACTATCTAAACCGCCAGATAGCAAACAAGCGATGGGTCGCTCAGTTGTTCCTAGTACGCGTTTCTTTACTGCTTCTTCTAAGTAATAAACAATATTCTTATAATAATCAATATTATTGTTCGAATTAACAGGAGATAAGCACGTAGATGGTGAAGAAATATTAAAATATTTTTTATTAATTATATTGGCGTTCCATTCTGAATTCACCATGTGAGTTTTACTATAATACGAATACGTTCCTGGTTCAAAAGGGTGAATATAGAAAGTTTGTCTATCGTTGGATTTAATACCATCAATAGTCTTGGCCTGAACATAATTTTCGTTTTTTTTAACAAAAAATAATTTATTATTATTAATACTATTATTATTAATATTTAATAATGGAGATAATGATTTAATTTCTGAAGCAAAAGCAATAATTTTCTCATTAGTATAAGTATCATTATTGCTCATGTTTTGTGCGGAATAGTTTATATTATTGTTTAAATATTTGTTATTATTATTATCTTCAATTTCCATAACATATAAAGGTCTAACTCCAAACGGATCTCTTGCAATAAATAATTTTGGTTCATCGGTGAACTTTGAAGTATCATATAATATAATTGAAAAGACACCGTCCAGCATGCTAATCGTATACTCGAATCCATATTTTTGATACATTCTAATAATTACTTCACAATCTGAACCGGTGGTGGGGTCGATCTCCATAATTGCATATAATGTTTTAAAATTATAAATCTCTCCGTTGCACAATACTGTGACATGATCAATTGTCATTGGTTGATTGGATTCCCTGTCCAAACCATTGATAGCAAGTCGTTTAAACCCAAAAATAACAGAATCGGCATTATAAATTAGTTGCGAATCTTCCGGACCTCGAGCATTACCTTGGTCAAACGCGATTTTTACTATTTCGGTATTAAATGTAGATTTGTTATTGAGAATAGTAAAAATTCCACACATAATCTAATAATATTATTAATTATAACTTTAGGTAGTAATAAAATAATATTTATGATATGATATTATTTTATTTTATAATAATATAAGTATATTATAAATGACAGAAATAAATAATAAAGTATACTATAATCAAAACGAACGTGTAGATATTTTAAATAATCGCATATTTGATAGAAATAAATCATCTGGTATTAATGAGCCCAAATTTAGTGTAAGACCAATATCAACAAAATATGATTTCATGTCTATTTATGATAGGCGAGAGAAATCAAGTGTACAGATAAAAAATAAACCATCAAGTGTAAACAGCACATTTAATCCCGGAACATATAAAGGTCCGTTTACCGGTTTTATTAATAATATAGACAACGAATCTATATTACGCAATCAATTTTTTGCTTTGCAAAATAACGAACAATCCGTTTATGTTCCATCTTCTAAAAGTGATATGTATGAGGTAAATGTTAAAGGTTCTAATGTTGTGCAACCATTCCGTGATCTATTCGAAGAACAAAATTTAGCATCTTTTAATCCTAACCCAGATAATAAAAAAGTCGGTTTTAATGTCTTTAATAATTTTACAAGACAGCAGGTAAAAAATGTTTAATTACTATATCTATAAATATATAGTAATTTAATGAATATTAATAATGGCCAGATTAATAATAAGGATAATAATATAGACGAAAACAAACAGGTTAATGACTTGACTTTGAAATATTTAACAAATAAATGTTACACTAATAGTGTAAACCAAACAATAAATGAAAATAACATATCATCAAATGAAAGTAAAATAAATAATAAGGAAATTAAATTTTACAGAAAAAGAATTATGAATTTTACAAAAAATATGTTGCGTGAAGAAATAGAGTTGAATGACATAAATAGCAACATTAAAGAAACATATTATGAATATATAAATGCATTAATACAAAATTTTAAAATGAATGATAGACGCGACGTAATACAAGAGGAATTTAATAATTTTAGTAGTGATATAAGTATCTGCAATAATATACAAAATGATATAAATAATTTAGAAAATATAAACGATATTATATTTCAAAATAAAAAAATTGCATCTACTATGGATGATTTTGTAGTGAAATCAACAAATAAAAAAGAATTAAAAATATATCCTCAAGAAAAAACAATAAATTTAAAAGCAAAACATTTAAGAGTTAAAGGAATAAAAACCAATAAAAATGTGTCAAATAAATAAAAATTTATTACAATAAAAGAATATCTATATAAATATTAACTGATGACAACAAGAAAAAATAAAAATAAAAATAAAAATAATAAAAATACAAAATATAGTAAAGCACATTATATTAAAAAACAAAGCAAAACTAAAAAAAATAATTTAGGTTGTAGTCCAACCATAATGCATGATAAAGATTTTACATGTTATAATAGCGATTCATTAATAAAATTAAGAGATTTATGGAATGCGAGACATCCAGATTTATTAATAGAAACTAATGATGACATAGAAATATGGAAATCATTAAAAATATATATGTCAGATGTTTGTAAAACCGAAAAATGTTGGTTAAAACAAAATTTCGCCTCAAATAAACTAACCGACGAGTTAAAGAACTATACTTTTGTACCAGAGACACCAACAAAATGGAAAGTAAATAAAAATGAATGGTTAAATAGTTTAGATATTGAAAGGGTCATGAAACAATATGAAAAAAAATATAGTGATTTCAATTTTTTGGGACCTTCACCAATAGATTTTAATAAAAAATTAGTTAATAATACGTGTGTTTGGGACGATTTATGTCATTTTGATTTAAAAGAAAATTTATTAAAAAATAAAAAAAGAATTGGTATAATTTTTAATACCGATCCACATTATAAGAGCGGTTCACATTGGATTACGATGTTTATAGATATTAATAATAAATTTATTCTCTTTTTTGATAGCACAGGATATTATCTTCCAAAAGAAATAAAAAAATTTATAGAAAATATAAAGAACCAGGGAAATGATATTGGAGTTAAATTTAAGGTTTATATTAATAAAAAACAACATCAAAAGGGTAATACCGAGTGCGGTATGTATTCTTTGCATACGATAATTTCTTTATTGGACAAAGAACATGATGTTAATTTTTTCTTAAATTATGATATTCCTGATAAAAAAATGGAAAATTTAAGACAAGTATATTTTAATTAATATAAAAACTACTATTACTATTAATATTAGAATGAATAATAGTAATATGTTTTTAATGAATAGTAATAAAGAAACATTGTGGGAAATTATGTATCAAAATGGTTTTTTTAATAATATAAATAAGGAACCTGCTGATATAAAAGTGTATTTCGATACTGTGATGAATACAATCGAAAATGGTAATAAGAGTATGTCTTTAGTTGAAAAAAATAAAAGGACTTTAATGGAAGTTAAATCATACGTAGATAATAATAAAAAAACTCAATTTGATGAGATAGTCACGTCTGAACAAATAATTAAACAGAGACAAGATAATTTTACAAATAATTTAAATAATAAAAAACGTGAATTCGATGATATTATAAAAAAGAATATACCAAAAGATGTTAATTTTTCTGATGAAAATGATGAAAATGGTGAAAGTGTAGATAAATTATTAGAAAAAGCAATAAAACGCCGTGAAGAATTAAATATAGTCATTCCAAACAGCAACCCAACGAGCAACCCAACGAGCAACCCAACGAGCAACCCAAATATTAATTTATTAAATATAGGAGAAACCATAGATAATTTTAGCAATGAGAATGTAGAATTAATTAAAGCCGAAATAGAAAGAAAAAGTGAAACGCTCAACGATAAAGTATTAATACAAATAGATGCAAAGAATGACCAGATTATTGAGTTATTAAAAGAAATATTAAATTTAATAAAGGATAAAGATGTAAATAAATAAAATAAAAAAAAATAATATAATTTATAACTGATTATATTATTTATATGTTGATAAATAGATATTTATAATTTAAATTATTTTGCAAAGGGTTCATACTTAAAAGTTTTATCTTTATTAAATTTAATCTCTCCAACTTGAACTGGTGCACCATCATAATAACTTTGTAATTTATAAACACCATTATTACTTTTATTAAAAGCATATTTAATTCCATTGATCGTAATTACTTTAGCTTTCCATTTGATAACCATTTGATTTTGGGCCATTTCTTTATCATCTTCCTCTTTTTCGAAGGAAGGGTTATATGAAAATTTATTAGGGTCATTAGAGTTAAATGTGAAGCATTTCAAATTTTGATTACCTTTTGAATGTAAGAAGCAATCGATTGATGACTCTTTGACGCTGTGTAATATTTGATTTGTCAAATCCTCTTTAAGAGTAGATATTTCATACAATAATTCATCGCTCGACACGGGAGTCATGCTATCTATTTTACTTTTATCTTTTAAACGAAGTTCGATTGCGTCATTGCCCTCCAAATGTTTTTTATTAAATGTCATTAGATAAAGAAAAACGTCGACGGTTCGTTCGGGCTCTGGTAAATCTTCGTGACTACATATACGTCTTGC